TCCTCTACGACGGGGAGGGCGGCGCAGCTCCGTTCTATCTGTCGCCTGACCCCAAGCAGGCGCAGATGATCCTGGCGGTCATCAACAAGATCATCAACGAGATTTACCACACGGTCGGTCTCGCCGGTGAGCGGACCAAACAGGACAACGCGGTCGGTATCGACAACTCTTCCGGCGTGGCCAAGGCGTACGACTTCGAGCGAGTGAATGCTCTGTTGGCCGCCAAAGCCGATTCGCTGGAGGTGATCGAGAACAAGATCGCTCGCATCGTCGCACTGTGGAGCGGTGAAGAAGACAGCATCGAGAAGGACCTCGTGTCTTATCCCGACGACTTCGACACCCGTGGCCTGTACGACGAGTTCGACATCGCAGCACGCCTGATGCTCATCGACGCTCCGGACGCGGTGCGCCAGGAGCAGATGAAGTCCGTGCTCGACAAGCTCTTCCCGCAGCTGGCCAAAGACCTTCGCAAGAAGATGGAAGCCGAGCTGAAGAAGTGGCCGGCCGACCCCGCCGAGCTGACGACCAACCCCAACGGGGCTGATCCGAAGAAGGCAATCGAGCCGAAAACCAATCAAGGGGCCGTTGGCCCTGCGAACGGGGAATAAGTCCCCACCGCGCCGGCAAGAGACCGCCAGCGTAAGTTAAACCAATGACCAAGAGAACGGTCAGAAAGGCATCCAAATGTTTGTAACTCGCAATGTTGCAATGAAGTATCGCAACCCCACCAACGGAGATGGTGGAGACGGTGGCGGTACAGGTGGCAGTGGTGGCACCGGAGACGGTGGCACGGGTGATGGCGGCGAAGGTGGCACTGGTGACGGTGGCACAGGCGACGGCACGAAGCCGACCGACGACGGCACGAAGCCGACCGACGACGGCAAGGGCGCAGGCTCTCGCAAGGTCTCCGATGAGGAAGCTCGTCTTCTGAAGGAGAACATGAAGAAGAAGGAAGCCCTCGATCGCACCCAAGCGGAGCTGAAGAAGGCTCAGGAAGCCCTGAAGAAATTCGATGGCATCGACCCCGAGGCTGTGAAGAAGCTGCTGGCCGACCAGCGCACCGCCGAGGAGAAGGCTCTCGAAGCCAAGGGTGACTGGGATCGCCTGAAGACCCGCATGGCTGAAGAGCACGGCAAGGAAGTCCAATCCCTGCAGGCTCAGATTCAGCAACTGTCCGAGCAACTGAACAACACCCAGGGCACGATCAAGGACCTGTCGATTGGCACGCAGTTCAGCCAGTCCAAGTTCATCGCCGAGGAGCTGACCCTCACTCCGGCGAAGGCCCGCGTCATCTACGGCGAGTACTTCGACGTGGAAGACGGCAAGGTGGTGGGTTACGACAAGCCCCGTGGTGCAGCGAACCGCACGGCGATCGTTGACCAGTACGGCAATGCCGTAGGCTTCGAGGACGCTCTGAAGAAGATCGTCGAGGCCGACCCCGAGAAGGATCACCTGCTGAAGTCGAAGATGAAGCCTGGTGCCGGCTCGGATTCCCGAAAGCCCGCTGGCAATGCAAAACCGGAAGTCGCCGCTGATGGTATTTCCCGCATTGCAGCCGGATTGAAAGGTCTGAAGATCGCTTAATACATAAGTCACTGATGACTTGCATTTGTCCATAAATTGTGGTATAGTGCTGCCTCATCGGTGACTTAGAGCGACATAAGGACCGAGCATCGTTCAATTTCTCCTGAAAGGAAAAATCAAATGGCTCTCCTGCGCCAAGAAGCCGAGAAGCTGAGCAACAACCAGCTCATCTCCGGCGTGATCGACCAGATCATCGACCGTGACGACCTGATGGCCGTCCTGCCCTTCACTCAAGTGAACGGCAAAGCATACGTCTACAACCGCGAAAACACCCTGGGTGGTGCTTCCTGGCTCGACCCGAACGAGGCGATCAACGAATCCGCCGCTACGTTCACCGAAGTCGTGTCCAAGCTGCGCATCCTGGCTGGCGACGTGGACGTGGACAAGTTCCTGCAGTCCACGATGGGCGACACCAACGACCAGATGGCGATCCAGATCGCCAAGAAGGCCAAGGCTGTCTCTCGTGAGTTCCACCGCACTCTGGCCAAGGGCGACGCAACCGCCAACGCCAAAGAGTTCGACGGCCTGCCTCAGCTGGCTGCCGCTGCTGGTGGCACCCAGACCGTGACCGCTGGCGCCAACGGCAACGCGCTGACCCTGACCATGCTCGACGAGCTGGTTGACAGCGTGCCCAACGGCCCCGACGTGATCGTGATGCGACGCGGCACCATCCGTGCGTTCCGTGCTCTGCTGCGCGCCACCTACGGCACCGACGCCGTGATGCAGCAGCTGGAGAACTTCGGCCGCCCGATGCTGACCCACAACGGCATCCCCGTCATCATGAACGAGTTCCTGGCCAACGACGAAGATCAAGGTTCCAACAGCGACACCTGCTCCGTCTACGCCCTGCGTCTGAACGAGCTGGACGGCCTGCACGGTCTGTACGGCGGCGACAACGCCGGTATCGTGGTCGAGAACATCGGCACCGTTCAGAACAAGGACGCCACTCGCATCCGTCTGAAGTGGTACACCGGCCTGGCACTGAAGAGCACCCGCTCCATCGGTCGCCTGAAGGGTGTCACCAACATCTAATCGGTGTTGCGAGTCAGTCACAACTGACGTAAAATCAGGGGCAAGCTCAAAAGGCTTGCCCCTTTTTCATTCAAGGAGTTACCTCATGAAGATTCGCATTGTTCAGACCGGCTACGAGACATTCACCGGCTTGCTTGGAGACGTGAAATTCGAGAACGGCCTGTCCGCCAGCGACGTGAGCGAGCAGCAGGCCGCCTACATCGGCGCGATGTTCGTCATCGCCAAGGATGACGAGCCGGTCGATGGCCCGATCGCCTCGAACAAGACGGTCGTCGATCCCGCCGACGTTCCCCCGATGCCCGAAGGCCAGACCACTGACCTGAACCCCGAAGGCCAGAAAGCCGAGGGCACCGTCTAATGAAGCTGCGCCTGACACAAGCGGGCTTCGAGAACTTCACCGGCCAGATGGGCGTGGTGTGGTTCGAGAACGGCCTGTCCACCACTGACGTTCTGCCCATCGACGGCGTTCGCATCTCTGCTGCGATCGGCGCCGCCTGGGAAGACGGCTCGATGCCCAACAAGGGCGAGATGTACCTCACCGCCGCTGACGCGCCCGCGCATGTCGGCACAAGCGGCAAGACCTTCACGCCCCAGAGCACCGCGCCCGCAGCACCCGAGGCCGCACCGGCCGTCGGCACGCTCTTCACCGAGGAGCAGCTGGCCAAGGTTGCCGACGAGAAGGGCATCGCCGGCTTGCGCGAGATCGGCGACCCGATCGGTGCCAAAGGCACCTCCATCGTCGGACTGATCGCCGAAATCCTGAAGAAGCAGGCCAACCCCACCAAGTCGGAGTAATCCATGTCGCTCGATGTCTTCCTGAACAACACGGCGGTCACGCAGACCGTGGACCTCGTTGACGAGCAGGGCAACGCCCTGAATGTCACCGCTGTCGAGTATCGCGTCATCAATCAGGACGGCATCGAGCTGGTTCCTCGCCAGCCGCTCACCAGTTTCGCCGAGGGTGACGCCTCCGCGACAGTGACGATTCCGGCAAACCTCAACGCGCTGGCTTCGGGGCACACCCGCGAAATCCGCAGCGTGGAGCTGATCTGCAGGACCGACGCCGGAACGATCTCGTTCTCCGCGAACTACTGTATCGAGGCGATCGACCCGCTCGCCATTCCCAACACCAGTTTCCAGTCCTACGCGATGGCGCAGCTCACCGCGATGGACATCCCCAACATCGAAGCCTGGAACAACGCCAGCGAGTCGCAGCGCATCGCCGCGCTGATGGATGCTCGCGAGCACATCGTCCAGCTCAACTTCAACCTGCTGAACTCCAACGTGAACTTCGGCCAGGATCAGCTCGCGTACGTGCCGGAAGGCTCGTTCCAGTCGAGCTACGTGGCCCGCAACAGCCTGTTCATCTTCAACGGCAACCTGGGCATCCTGAACGCCACGCAGTTCCAGTCGCTGCCCGACAAGTTCAAGCGGGCGCTGCGCCAGGCTCAGGTGGTCGAGGCCGACTACATCCTGTCGGGCGTCACCGACGAGCACCGCCGCACCTCGGGGATCATCGAAGACGAGATCGGCGAGAGCCGTCAGAAGTACCGTGACACGGTGCCGCTGCGCCTGCCGGTGTGCCGCCGTGCTCTGGGCTTTCTCAGCTACTACGTGACCTTCGCCAAACGGATCGGACGCGCCTGATGTACCACGACGATTTTGCCCAACGCCTCGCGCACGAGTACGAGCTTTTCCTGTTCGCCCTCTCGGGCCAGTACCTCGCGCTGGTGGCGCCCGGTGTCGAAGCGTCTCCCGCAAGCATCTCGCACCTCGAGCGCAGGGGTGAGATGCTGCGTCAGACCTTCTTGCACACCGCCGCCCGCAGTGTCGAAGACGTGGTCGCAGCGATGGGCATGGACAGCGAGCAGGCGGGCACCCAGGACTTCCTCGAAGAGCTGGTGGGCTTCACCGGCCAGAACGTCGAGTCGCTGGTCGCTCGCATGAAGGGTGTCAAGAACACCACGCTGGACGCCATGCAGGACATGCACGGCGCGATGGGCCAGCTGCTGCAGCAGAAGCTGTCGGCACCCGAGTTCAAGCTCGTCACCGCCTCCGGCCGGTCGTTCGAGGCGACGGGCCTCGTGCGCTCGCAGGCACGCGACTTTGCCTACCAGAACAGCATCCGCGCCTCGCTGAGTAAATTTGCTCAGTACACCGACCTGGCAACCGTGGTCTACCCCGACCCGAGCCACAAGGGGCATGGCCTGGTGTTCTCGATCACCGGCAAGACGGCCGGCTACCCGACGTTCGACGAGATCGCCGCGAAGGTCTTCCACTACAACGCCACCGCAGGAGTCGCAGACCATGTTCCGGCCTAACCTGACCTGCACGATCGTGGTCGCTTCGGGCCGGACCGATGTCTACGGCCAGCCGCTCGCCTCGAGCCGCTACAAGGAGCGCTGCGCGGTCGTCAAGCTCGTCACCACCAACACCAAGTCGGCCGTGCGAGCCGACTCGTCCGCGTCGCGCGGCAACGCCAAGGAGCTCGTGACCGACTCGCTGATTCTGCTGGCCAAGACCACCAAGGCCAACCAGGACGATCTGATCGAGATCGCGGGCATGACGCTTCGGATCATGTCCAAGCATCCGCGCTTTTCCGTCACCGGCGAGCTGGACCACTACGAAGTGACCGCAAGCCACTGGAGCACATAATGAACCTGGCGCCCATTGCGAATCATCTCGAAACCGAAGGCCTGGGTGTCCAGGGCACGTCGCTGTTCATCAACTTCATGCCCTACGAGTGCAAGAAGGGCATCCTGCTGCGCTCGCCGCTCATCGGCACGGTCATCAACCACGAGATTCCTGGCTACTACAAGTGCGAGCCGGTCGTGGTCGTTCGCGCCCCCGAGTACACCGCCGCCCTGACACTGATGCAGGACGTGATGCGCTCGCTGGTCATCTACGACCGCCAGCTCGACGACATCCACATCAAGTACCTGCGCCCGAGCACGCTGCCGGTGTCCTTTCCGGTTTCCGATGGTCAGTTCTACGAGGTGCAGGTGCGCTTCGAGGCGGTCTACGACGGAGAGAGCTATGGGTATGCAGCTTGAGGGTGCCGACGAGCTGTCCATCCTGATCCGCAACGCGGGCATCAAAGCCGAGAAGGGCGTCTTCGAGCAGATGCGCCGTGAGGCCGTCAAGATTCAGGAGCTCGCCCGCAAGTTCGCGCCCATCGACCACGGCCCGCTCGAGGACTCCATCAAGGTGTCCACCGAAGGGGGAGGGCGCGACGACATGGGCCGCTTCGTGCGCAAGGCGCTGTCGGTCTACATCGACCCCGATGACGAGGCGCATGACGGCCGCACCGTGGGCCAGTACGCCTACGTGATGCACGAGCTGCTGCTGCCGTTCGGGGCAGGGGGCTTCAAGCTGGGCAAGAAATCCCAACAGAAGCAGATGGGCCAGTCCGAGATCGTCGGCGGGCGCTTCCTGGAGCGCGCGGCAGAGGAAGTCTCCCGTGGCCTGATGAACCGACTCATCGAAGTAGCAAGACGCGAGTTCTGAAAAAGCTGGACTTTTTAAGTCACTTGTGATATAGTCCTGCGCACCGGCGAAGTCGTAAAAGGCGACTTCAATCCCCTTTGCAAAGGAGCTTTGAATGGCATCTAGTACTAAAAACGTGAAACTTGGCGTCTGCCAGGTTTTCTTCGATGGCGTTGACCTGGGCTACACCCAGGGCGGCGTCGAAGTGTCCGTCACCACGGAAACCCACAAAGTCAACATCGACCAGTTCGGCAACACCACGATCAACGAGTACATCATGGGTCGTGAAGTAAAAGCCAAAGTGCCGATGGCTGAAACCACCCTGGACAACCTGATCGCCATCATGCCTGGCGCCTCTCTGTCCGTCGTGGGCGGCACCAAGGCTTCCGGCTCGATCACCGTGGCCACAAACCCCTCCACTGGCGACACCATCGTCGTGAACGGCTCGACCTTCACCTTCAAGACGAGCGCTGCCGCTGCTGACGAAGTGACCATCGGCGCCAACTCCGCTGCCACCGCTGCCGCTCTGGCCGCTGCGCTGAACGCCTCGACCGATCCCGCCATCGCCCAGGCCCAGTACAGCGCTGCCACCACTGTCGTGACCGTGACCGCCAACAGCTTCGGCGTGGCTGGCAACGACTTCACCCTGGCCGCTGGCACTGCTGGCGCCAAAGTGACCCTGTCGGGCGCAACCCTGACTGGTGGCGCCGAGCCGACCGCCGCTTCCGTGTCCGTGCCGACCGGCGTGGGCAACAACCTGCTGGACTACGCCAAGGAACTGCGTATCCACCCGGTTGGCAAGCCCCTGAGCGACAAGTCCGAAGACTTCGTGATCCCTCTGGCCTCCACCGCTGGCGCCATGAGCTTCATGTACAAGCTGGACCAGGAACGCATCTACAACGCGGACTTCACCGGCTACCCCGACGGTAACGGCAAACTGTTCACCGTGGGTGCTTGATAAGTCTTTCACAACTGACTTATCTGCTGTAGAATTGGCCTCGCCTGGTGCGAGGCCTTTTCTTTTTGTACGCACACAAAGGAGCATGAATGACAAAACTGTTGAACCTGGACCAACTGAACGCCAAAGAAGTTCGCGAAGTGCAAATTGGCGGCACGATGTACCAGATCAAAGAAATGTCGGTGGAGGACTTCATCGAAACGACCCGCGTGGCCGAAGAGATGGAGAAGGAGCAGAGCTACGCCAAGCAGCTGCAGGCGACCGTCAAGCTCATCAAGCGGGCGATTCCGAACATCGAGGAATCCCTGCTGATGCGTCTGTCGCTCGATCAGCTGCGGGCACTGACCGCCTTCATTCGTGGTGAAGACCCGACCAAGATCGTCGAGGAAGTCACCGCGCAGGAGGGGGCCGAGGGAAACGCCTGAATGGCTCATCCAAGCAGAACGAGATCGACTTCGGTTTCGTCTTCTGCGAGGTGAGCCACTTCTACGGCATGGCGTACAGGGAGGTGATGGACATGCCCGTCCGAGCCTTCTGGCTGATGTTCTCGAACATCAGGCGCATCAGGGCAGGAGACGACGTTCGGAACCTCATGACATCGGCTGCGGCGCAGTCGGCAGACGGGGTGAAGGAACTTCAGGAGAAGCTGGTCTTGGAGATCGGGACAGTGGCCTCGGAGGCACCTGAGATCGAAGCCAAGCGGGATGAAGCAGGTTTTGCGGAGTTGAAGGCAATGGCAGCAGTGTTGTAAAGGAAGCGAAATGCTGGGTGGTGAAATCAAAGTCGTGATGACCCTGGACAACGGGCAATTCACGATCCAAACGCAAAAGGCCGGACAGACGATCCAGGAGCTCAAGAAGACGATCGAGCAGACTGGCAAGTCCACGGAAGCCCTGGAGAATCACTTCACGGGCCTGTACGGTCGTTTCCGCACCGCCATTCAGACCGCCTCCATGCTGCGCTATGCGCTGCACGACATCCACGATGTCTTCATGGCGCTGCCTGGCGCGATCCTGAAGACCTCCGGTGAGATGGAAAAGCTCACCAAGCTCATGCAGGGCATGAGCCGCGAGACCAGCGAAGCCGCCCGTCGGGCCGAGGCGCTGTCCAATGTCAAGTTCGTGTTCGACCTGGCGCAAACCACGCCGTTCGACGTGAAGACCCTCACCGACTCGTTCGTCAAGCTCAAGTCGGGCGGCCTGGACCCCACCAACGGCTCGATGAAGGGTCTGCTGGACTCGATCGCCAAGTTCGGTGGCGGCTCCGAGCAGGTCCACCGCGCCTCGATCGCCATTCAGCAGATGGCCGGCAAGGGCGTGATCTCGATGGAAGAGCTTCGTCAGCAGCTGGGTGAAGCCGTGCCCAACGCCATCAACATGATGGCCGACGGCGCCGGCATGTCGATGCAGAAGTTCGCCAAGCTGGTGCAGACCGGCACGGTGGAGGCATCGACCTCGCTGCGCAACATGTTCGCGATCATGCAGGTCGAGAACAAGGGCGCGTCCGAAGCGCTGATGGACACCTGGAGCGGCATGCTGTCGCTTCTGAAGACCAAGTTCGAGCTGTTCAAGGTCGATGCCGGCAACGCCGGGTTCTTCGACGAGGCCAAGAAAGGCCTGCAGGACATGATCGACGCCTTCGACACGCTCGGGGCGAAGAACCTCGCCTACGAGATCGGCCAGGCGCTCGGTCAGACCGTGATCGCGATCCGTGATCTGGTGAAGTTCTTCCGCGAGTACGGCGATGTCATCAAGACCGTCGGCGAGCTGATGCTCTTCTACTTCGGCGCCTCGAAGATGATGGAGATCGGCGCCGCGATCAAGCGCTTCGGCGATGCTCGGGTTGCGATCTACCGCAAGGAAGTCTCCGACGCGCAGGATGCGATCCGTCAGCGTGCCGATGTGATCCGCACCGAAGCGAACGTGCTGCGTGCGCGGGCCAACGAATACGAGAAGTTTGCCGCGCGCCAGACTCAGATCGCCGGCCAGATGTACGCCGAGCAGGCTAAGTACGCCAACCAGATCGCCGATCTGGAGAAGCGTAACCTGGGCTGGGCCGGCCAGCAGAAGATCGACCGGCTGCAGAGCCGCATGAGCGAGACCCGTGACGCCGTGATGGAAGTCCAGGCCGTTGCCGTGGCTCGACGCGCGGAAGCCGAGGAGCTGCGCAAGGTCGCCGACGCCAAGGAGCGCGTGGCCAACGCCACACTGCTTGGTCAGAGCGCATCGAAGGCTGACATCGCGCTGGTCGCTGCGGCCAACGCCAACGTCAAGAAGATGACCGACTCGCTCAACGAGAAGGCCGCTGCCACGACTCGAGTGGCCACGGGCGTCGGTCTGATGCACCGTGCGCTCGCAGGCGGCCAGGCCATCTTTGCCGCATTCGGTGGCTGGGTCACGATCGCCATCACTGCGCTCGCCTACCTCGCCGAGAAGCTGTACGCCTTCCTGAACCGCTGGAAGGAAGCTGAGGCGATCCAGAAGCGCATCAAGGCCGGCGTCGTCGGTGACGAAGACCCCGAGACCCTCTCCAAGCGCATCGCCGAGAAGAACGCCCAGATCGCCAAGCTGGAAAGCACGATGGGCGGCGAGCGTCCGGAGATGGGCTCGGTCAACCCCAACTCCAGCCGTGGCCAGGCGATCAAGGCTCAGCAGGACCTGTACGACCAGCGCAGGGACATGCTGAAGAAGGCGCTCGCCGAGCGTCAGGAACTCATCAAGTCGCTCGCCGACGCGGGCAACATCATCGAGAAGAACGCCGGCGAGCTGGAAGCCGGCGCCTACCGTCGCGAGATCAGCGCGAAGGTCAACACCGACTTCAAGGCCGGCAACGAGCAGGTTCGCAAGCTCGAGGAAGAGATTCAGCGCAAGCAGGAAGAGCTGGTCCGCACCAAGCCTGACGCCACCACCGTCGATTACGAGAAGGTCGGCAAGGAAGAGCGCGAGAAGATTCGCCAGATTCGCATCGGACTGACCCGCGATCAGGTCACGCTGCTGCAGGAAGAGCAGAAGAAGCTGGAAGACCAGCTCGAGAAGGCTGCTGACCCGCAGAGCAAGCTCAAGCTGCGGGCCAAGCTCAACGTGCTCACCGAGGAGCGCAAGGGTCTGATCGACCAGGCGGTGCGCCTGGCGAAAGACATGGAAGCCACCGGCAACGTCAAGACGCTGAAGAAGCCTGACGGCGACAAGCCGATCGACCCGTTCCTGCGCTACGTCGAGCAGCTGGAGAACGAGTACGAGGTCGCCAAGCAGAAGCTGGAAGCCAACATCGAAGGCGTCCGTGGCCTGGCCGAGCTGCGCAACGAGGCGGTCATCAAGGTTCTCGGTGACATGGCCGAGGGCAAGTTCGACAAGAACATCGGCAAGGACGCCGACGATGTCACGCGCCGCAAGTACGTCGGCGATCTCGAGGCTCGCAAGGGCTTCGTGAAGAAGTTCGTCGAGGAGCTGAAGGCCGGTCGCGGCGACGTGAACGAGTTCATCAACTCTCTGAAGACGCTCGACCCCGAGGCGAAGAAGCTCACGCTGCGCGCCATCGAAGCCGCATCGGGCCTGAGCCTGCAGGCCGAGCGCCAGCGTGCGCTCACCCAGGTCCAGCAGCTCGCCGTGCGTGCCACCGAAGACCTCGACGCCGCCCAGGTGCGTTTCGCCAGCAACGGTCTGGTCAAGGAAGACGCCGCGATCGTCGCGCTGAACAAGCAGCTGGCCGCGCTCGGGGAAAAGCTCAGGGCCGGCACCACCGACTTCGAGGCCTTCAACAAGGCCAAGAACGCCGCGATCCGCGACACCATCAGGGCCGGCAACCTGAACTTCGCCGCCGACCAGGAGCTTGCGCTTCGCAACGCCACCATCGAGCAGCAGAAGGCCGTGCTGACCGTCTCCGAGGCGCGTAAGTACGAGCACGAGCAAGAGCTGAAGCGCATCGCGGCCGAGCAAGACCGTCGCGAAGAACTGACCTGGGAAGCCCTGGCCACCACGGCGCTGACTGCCGAGGAGTTCCAGAAGGAGATGACGACCATTGCGGAAGCCGGCGACAAAGCCCGCGCCGCTGCCGTCATGAAGCATCAGGTCAACAGCATGACCGCCCTGGACAAGCTCAAGCTGCAGTGGAACGACTCGGTCGAGCAGATGAACCAGGCAACCGGCCGCTGGGCCAGCAACTTCTCCGACAACCTCGTCGAGATGATTGCCGGCGGCAAGGTGAAGTGGAAGGACTTCGCGGCCAGCATCGCCAAAGACCTGCTGGGCATCTTCGTGCGCAAGGAGCTCGGTGGCGCCATCACGAGCATGATGGGCACGTTCGGCAACAAGATCGGCTCCGCGATGGGCATGATCGACCCTGCTCAGGCCGCCGCCCTGAGCGCCCAGACCACCGCCACCACCACCGCGATGTCCACGGTGAGCGCGGCCGCGACGACCTCCTACGCCACGATGACCAGCGCCACCACCGGCGCGATGACGATGATGGGCACGGCCGCATCCGCGCTGATCGCGGCCGCCACCACGATGACCAGCGGCGCCGGCAGCAACATGGTCGCTCAGCTGCTGGGCGTGGCCGGCGGCGGCATAAGCCCTCGCACCTTCGTCAACGACGCGGGTGGCGTGGAGATCGCCGGTTCCCTGGGCTTTGCCAACGGCGGCATCATGACCAGCATGGGTCCGGCGTCGCTGAAGAAGTACGCGGCCGGCGGCATTGCCACCAGCCCTCAGCTCGCGCTCTTCGGCGAGGGCTCGATGAACGAAGCCTACGTGCCGCTGCCTGACGGTCGAAGCATTCCCGTGACCCTGAGCGGCGCGGCGAACACGACCAATATGGGTGGCGTGCAGATCAACATCGTCGTCAACAAGGACGGCTCGACCGAGCAGCAGTCCGCCGGAGACGACGCAACCCAGTGGCAGCGGGTCGCCCAGCGCGTCCGCAGCGTCGTCATGGAGGAGCTCGTCACCCAGCAGCGGCCGGGTGGCGTCCTCTACAAGTAAGTCACGAGTAAAATATGCCCCGACAGACCTTCTCTTTCCGACCGGATTACGACTCGCAGTTGTCGCAGGAGCCCTCGGTGATCGTCACCAAGTTCGGTGACGGCTACGAGCAGCGCGTGACCACCGGCATCAACAACTCGCCGGAGAAATGGTCGCTGACCTTCACGGTGGGCAACCCCGCGCTGCCGGCCGCCCTGGCGTTCGTGCAGGCCCGAAAGGGCGTGGAGTCGTTCTACTGGCAGAACTCGTTCGGCGTGACCAACGTCTACGTGTGCCGCCGCTGGAACATGAGCCGCACCCCTGGAAAGCAGTCGCTGTCGATGGAATTTGAACAGGTCTTTGAAGCATGAGTATCAACGCCGAACTTCAGTCGCTGTCGCCTTCGACGCTGCTGACCTTCTACACGCTGGATTACACCAACCTGCCTGGCGGGTCGGTGATGAACTTTCACGCCGGCACCAACGAGCTGCGCCAGCCCGTCGTCTGGCAGGGCGTCACCTACGAGCCAATGCCGATCGAGTCCGAAGGCTTCGACGTGACCACCAAGGGCTCGATGCCTCGGCCGAAGCTGCGCGTGGCCAACATGAACGGTGCGCTGTCGCCGCTGGTCAAGCAGTTCGACGACTTCGTGGGCGCGAGGGTGATCCGCAAGCGGACCTTCCTGAAGTACCTGGACGCCTCG